GTATTAAATTATACCATCAAATTAGTATAAAGGGAGTTATTGGGGTGAGTGAAAAGGGTGAGGCTCAACTCCTTTGGGAGGGGGAGTACTCTGAGGGGGTTGGGCGAACTGTTAAAAAGTTTAAGGAATTTTCAAAAAGCTTTGAACGGCAACCCTCGAATAAAATTGTAAGGGGTGTCCCATGTTGGGACACAACTGACAATGCCAATGAGTAAGGTGTCAACGGCAGGAGCGGCCCTTCTCTCAAAGGGGTGGGAGGATTATTTCGGGCGGCGGCCAAATCACTCTAAGCCGCTCAAGAACCTCTCACCGAAACACAAAAAAATGCTTTCCCTCCATTTGAGAGGCATCTCAAATAGGGATATTGCAACTATAATGGGGATGCATGAGGTTAGGGTTTCAATAATCCTAAATGATGATTTATGCAAGGCATGGAAGGCAAGGGCAGTTGGGTTCTTTGATGATGAGTTTAATGCCCTTTACGCTCCCGCCATTGAGGCGGTTAGGAGTGGCCTGACATCAGAGAATGAGAGCATCAGGCTGAAGGCTGCTGATAAGTTTTTCAAGGGAACAGGCAAATACCAAAGGCATGAGAAAAGAGAGGATAGTGCGGAGGATTTGGTAGCGCGTGTCTTAAAGAGAGTTGGGGAGTTAGGTTCTGAAAGTGTTAGGGAACTCCCCGCTAGGAAACAGGCCTTACAAATCATTGACATAACGCCGAAGGAGGTCCCAGTTGGCAACGCCAAATAGTCTGAAGTATGTCCTGAAAAAGGGACAAGTAACACCCGCGAGGAGTGTTTGTGATTACGTTGATACCTTCGTCCTCGCAGCAACGGTTGCTGAGAAGGTGACGGTTCCCACCTCGTGTGCGTTAGTTTTTATAATGGGCGACGCTGATTTCTGGTGTAATTTCGCCGTCACCACAACTGCAACTGTTCCAACTGCTGATATTACGGATGGAACGAGCCCTGTATTAATGCAGGCAGGGATGGTCCATGGGAGAGTTGTGGGTGGTATTGCTGCCTTTTCAATAGTCGCAGTGGGCGCTCCCAAAATCTCCTTCGAGTGGTATAAATGACCTCCAACGATGATATATTACGCGCCCTTGGCCAGCTTGAAGGCACCGTCAAAGGCATTAGGGAGGATATTCAGGAGATGAGGCAAGACATCTCAAAACATAATAGTAACATATATGAAAGAGTACGCTCCCTGGAGGCATCGAGGAATAGGATATGGGGAGCCGTTGCTACCTTGCCGATCATAGGTGGTGTGGCCTCCTGGTTTATTGGTAAAGGCGATGTTTAGGTTCAACAACTCAGAGGTGAGCGAGTGCCTAAGCGGAAGTACTCTGATGACCAGTACCTTGAGGTTCGTAGGTTAGTTGAAGATGAGGGCATATCAAAAAGGCGTGCTTGTAAAGAGGTTGGGATAGGATACTCTGCCTACGTCAACTGGGGAGGTGTGATCCTCAAAAGGCTTGATAAAACTAGTGTAGATAATGAACTGACCCTTCCTCGATTTCCTGATGATGACCTAACAACTGAGGAAATATTAGATCACCTCAGTGCCACGTTTGATAAAAAACAACAATATCAGGAGTCATTAAGGTGGTTTATAATCAATGTCAAAACGGATAAGCCAATAGGTATTAACTGGTTTGGCGATCCTCACCTCGGTTCAACCGGCTGTAATGTTCCTCTCCTAAGGAGGGACATAAACATTGTTAAAACAACTCTCGGTTTATACGCTGCAAACATTGGAGATACTGTTGACAACTGGGGAGGGCGGCTCCTCCGCCTGTACTCCGAAAGTAATATATCCCGTGATAGAGAGAGGAGATTGGCAACTTGGTTTTTGAAAGAGGCCAACATCCCTTGGGTTTTATGGCTCTTAGGAAATCATGATGTAATGGATGGAGCGTTCGAGGCCCACCTAAGAGCGATCAACGCTAACATCATTCCCCTCGTTGATTGGAGAGCAAGGTTCAAACTGAGGTTTTCAAACGGTTTTGAAATTAAAGTTGATGCAGCCCATGACTTTAAGGGGCACTCTCTCTGGAATGAACTACATAGCCTTGATCGAGTGGCCCTCCATGATGAGTATGCTCACCTTTACATTGCTGGGCATAGGCATCTGTGTGGCACTAAACAAAGGGAATTACCCGGCGGTCTTATGACAACTCTCGTCAGGACAAGGGGATATAAGTTTATTGACCAATACCACGATAGGGTACAATTCCCTCACCATACATACGGTGCATCCGTGGTAACGGTGTTTGACCCTACCCCAAGGAGTGCGTGTGATATAGTGCATGCCTTCCTGAATGTTGAGGAGGGAGCTGACTTCCTAACATATAAAAGGAAAAAGTATGACTCCTGAAGGTCTTTTGATTGAAACAATGTTCCGCATTGCTGATAAGAAGGGAGTTGATTTGGACTTTTCCCTAAATCCAGTTCAGCGTAAGTTGGATGCTGATCTAACCGGGAGGGACATTATACCTAAGGCGAGACAGATGGGTGTGTCGTCTTACATCCTAGCGAGGTATACGGCCGCTTGTATTTCGAAGCGAAATGTTAGAGCTGTTGTCATCTCCCATGAAATTGATAGCACCCAGCGAATGTTAAATAAGGTGCACTATTATATCAAAAACCTGAGGGGTGGGGTTCAGGCGAGTGTTGACCATATGAGCAAAAATGAAATAACCTTCCCGAGAATGGATAGCATGTTTTATATAGGGACTGCTGGTTCACGGAAGTTCGGTCGTGGTGATACTATAACTCACCTTCACTGCTCTGAGTATGCATATTGGCCTAATTCAAAGATCCTTTTCGCAGGCCTCCTCCAGGCCGTCCCTGCAAGCGGTGAAATTGCGATTGAGAGTACTGGAAATGGAGTTGGGAATGATTATCATAGAAGGTGCGTGAGGGCGGGGGAGGGGCAGTCACAATTTCATTTACACTTTTTTAACTGGACCTATGACCCTGAATATTTGATATCTTTGACTGACGATGAGAAGGCAGCCCTTCTTGACAACCTCTCAGAAGAATTGGAGGAGCCTGCCCTTCTTGAACATCTCACCTTAGAGCAAATTGCTTGGAGAAGGGCTAAGTTGGAGGAGCTTGATTATGACCTTCAAGGGTTCAAACAGGAATATCCCCTCACCCTGGATGAGTGCTTCCAAGCCTCAGGGAACTCCGTTTTTCACCATGTCATCTTCGCGGAAACGACCGCTTGGCGTAAAATTGATAGCAACCTGTACGTTCTTGATGGTCACCCTACCAGTGGTAGGCGTTATGCTATCGGTTGTGATGTTAGTGGTGGTGTTGGGAGGGATAATAGTGTTATTCAGGTTGTTGATATTGACTCTTTGGAACAGGTTGCTGAGTGGGTTTCTGGCAAAATAGCACCTGATCTGTTAGGGAGGGAAAAACTCCCTGACATTGCTAAACTATTCAACAATGCTTATGTGACTGTTGAGAACAACAACTATGGCGTTGTCACTATAGCTGAACTCCTAAAGAGTTATGATTATGGGATGATTTATGATAAGGATAAGACATCCTCAAAAAGGGAGAGTCCTCAGTTAATGTCAACTGGGTTTAGGACAACTGCGAGAACAAAGCCTTTAATGATAGGGCGTTTAAGGTCAATGCTTGCGAATGGCCTTGTTATTCATTCATCCCTTTTGCGCAACGAGTTAAGTACATTCATCGAGCATGAGGATGGAAAGTTGAGTGCGCAAGATGGATGCTATGATGACAGGGTTATGGCAATGGCGAGCCTTGTAATGGGCATCGAGGAGGCGGACCTTTATACCTCCCATCAATCATTTGACTTTGGTTGGGCGCGGTCATCTCCGAAATACAAAGACCCATTTCTTCTTGACAACATTATTGAGGAGTTGGAGGGCAGAAGGGGGAGGTTCCCCATCCCTCCTCAAACCATTGGAGGGCACTAACAATGGCATTAGGGCTGATACCTAGGAATAAGGCTGAGTTGCTCCGTGAGTTGCTCAATACAACTGCGCCTCGCGGAGGGCCTGAGCGATATGCTCTCACTATCAAAGGTAATACGAGTGAGGGAGGAGGCCTAGCCCCCACAACTTCCATTGATGACCTTCTCAAGTCATTGTTGGATGCAATGTCCCTCAACAATGCATCGCAGCAGCAAGGGCGAGGGTTTAACGTCCCTCAAACGCAACAATTTCGCTTCGATAGAGACCCTGCAGCGCGTGAGGTTGAGGTGGCACGAAGTTTTGCAAACGCCGCAAAACACCCTGTGTTATCGAAAATAACGAGTGGTATATTTGATGCAGTGATGGGACTTCCAGTTTCAAGGGCATTAGGTGCCCTCCAAAGGAGGTCACCGCCTAATTTTAGGACAGCAGCGGCCAGCAAAATTAGCCCCTTCAACATCTCAAGTACATATAGGTGACATCATGAAAGTGCTATGGATAAGTGATAAGGGCAAGGGTATTGGCATCGCTCACCGCATGGTGAGGCAAAATGACGATGTACGCTTCCTAACCTTATCCCCTAGCATTGGGGATAGTGGGAAAGGGCTTGTTGAGATAGTAGAGTCGTGGCGACCCTCATTAGGGTGGGCCGACCTAATCGTGTTTGATGGGCATGAACTATCACACATGCAGGATAGGTTCGAGGACCTAACAGATGCGCACTTGTTTGGCATCTCATACATAGGGTCGATAATGACAAAGGATAAGGCAAAGCAGGAGGAACTCATCACGAAGATTGCCCCTGATGGGGTTAGTATGGGGAAATACGTTGAGTGGACTAGCCCTCGTGTATACCATGGCGTTGTTGATGATCTTGGTCCTTTTGATAGAGGGATGGGGCCACAAAGCGTTATTGGTGGCACAACCTTACTCCCAATCAAACACTCTCCCCTTAAACCTTTCATGCCCTTCTTTTACTCCATAGGGTACAACGGGCCTGTCACTCTTGAAAATGGGAGTATAAGGACCGGCCTTGAGTACCCTTATATGGATGCCGTATGTGAACTCATGAAAGGGAAGATCAGTGATTTTATGACGGGGAAGGATACAAGGATAAAGGTGTACGTGAGTTTGTGCGCGACACTATTCCTAATGGGCGACCCAGAAAGGGATAAGGGGAAGCTCATAAGGCACCTTGATGTTAACACTGAACATTGTTCATTGACAAATTGTTATGTTAATGGTACACTTGAAACTGGAGGATACCACTGGGCTGCGAGTGACTCTGAGGTTGTCAGAGTTACAGCAAGTGCAAGAACCATACCAGGCGCCCGCTCCCTTCTACGCAAAAGGCTAAAGAGTTTTGAGGCCGATGGCCTTATTTATCGCCTTGACGTTGGGGCATCGGCGTTGCAGGAGTTAGTAGATGAAACATGGCAAACACAATAAAAAGAGATCACCCCTTAGGGGCAACAGAAAGTTTGCAAAGGTGATGCGTGAGTTTCATAAGGGAATGTTGCATCATGGATCAACTGGGAAAATAGTGAAGGATATCGCAGTCGCGAGGGCGATAGCAGCAAGCGAGCAAAGGAAGGATAGTAAAAGAAATGCCTGATGGTTACATCAAAACTAAGCCCGATGCGGGCTGGTGGCGTCAGGAGATTGAGGCTGGCATCGCCTTTCGCAGGAATCAGGCCCATCAGGCAAGATGGGATGACTGGAGGGCTATGTATAGGGGAGATTGGAGAAGTGGTGTCCTTCCAGTAAACGTTTTTTATATGATGTTGAGGAGTGTAGTGCCGCGGCTTTACTTCCGCAATCCCTCAGTAAGCATAACTCCTACAAAGCCCGGCCTACTACAAATGGCCTTTGCTCGCATCCTTGAAAGGGTTGATAACAAACTGCTTGAAAAGATGAAGCTGAAGCGTGAGGCCAAGCGCATTGTTCAAAATACCTTTATGTTTGGGACAGGTGTTGGGGTTTTAGGTTTCGGTTCACAGTTTACAACATCCCCTGAGTTAGGTGGCACCGAGGAACCCCTAACATCAAACAATATGAGAGTTGAGTATAGAACAACTATCGAACCAAACATGCCTTGGTTCGCGAGCGAGCACACGGGTAACTTAGTTGTGCCTCCTGGTTTAAGGTATTTTGAGGAAGCAAGGTGGGTTGCAAGAGAGATTTGGCGCCCAACTGATGATATCAAAAGTGACCCTCGGCTTAAATATAGGGAGAGTGTTGGCCCCTCAACGAAGGAGCAGGTAACCTTTGGTGGTGCCTCTCCTTCAAGCGACATGACTAAGGTTTATGAGTTGCGCGATGCGAAAACTCAAAGGGTCATGGTCTTTTACCCTGATGGTGAGGAGGGTAAGGAGTTCCTGTTTGATGGCGATGATGATTTTCAAAAGTTTGGAAATGGCTTCCCTATCTACCCAGTGGTATTTAATGAGGATGATGAGTACTTTTGGGGCGTTCCTGACTCAAAGATCCTTGAGCCCCATCAACTCGAAATCAATGAAATTAAGACGCAGCAGATGAGGCATAGAAGGGTTGCCCTTGTGAAAATCCTTGTTAAGTCGGGTAATATGGAGCAGTCAGAGGCTGAGAAGTTAGTTGGCGACAGTGTTCTGCCTGTGGTCGTCGTTAAGGATATAAATCAGGTTAAGGAAATACAGATTGCTCATATTCCTCCCGAGTTGTTTGCTGCCTTTGAGAGTGTAATGGGTGACGTAAGGCAGACGGTTGGCTTCTCACGCAATCAGGCAGGGGAGTTCCAGCCTGCGAGATCCCACTCACAAACAACCGCAGCTGAGGCAAAAATTGTTCAGGCCCATAGTGAAATTAGGGTTGATGAGAGAAGGGATATAATGGGAGATATGGTTGCCGACGTTGTTAGGGACATGCACGGGATAATTTTCAATCACTGGTCAACCCGGCAGATTGTTGACGTGGTAGGCCCTGGTGGTGCAACTGTATGGGTCACGTTCAGCGGTGATTTGTTGAAAACTGGTGAATATAGCATTAGAGTTGATCCGGAGAGTGCGGTTCCTGAGTCGAGGGTTCAGAGAGAGGCGAAGGCTGTTGAACTTTATACCATCCTTAAAACGAACCCTCTGATTGATCCTCAAAGGTTGACGCAATACCTATTACATGAGTTGCATGGTGCGCAGTTTGATGATATGATGAGAGTCCTCCCGCCGCCAGCGACTTCACCTGATAAGCCGTTGACACCGCAGGAGTACGCGAGCCTTGTCGGGAGTTCATTTCAAAATAAGAGCAATGGCGGTATGAGGGGGATGGGAGAAGTGTAATGCCCCTCTACGATTACACCTGCAAGGATTGCGGATGCCACTTTGAATGGATGTCCCTCATTAAGGATAGGAATAGGGTAAGGTGCATAAATGTAAAATGTCGAAGCAAGAACGTAACCCTTGACATAACAAAGGCTCCATCTCTAAGCTTTTTCCCCGAGGGGGAGTTTGAACATATTGCGAAGGATCCAATCTATATTTCATCAAAGAGGCAGTTGAAAGAGGAGTGTGAAAAACATGATTGTTATGCTCCTGGGATTTTGGACTAAGGAGTGTCCCATGTTGGGACATCACTAACATGGCAAAAAAACAGGATAATGTTGACTTCACCGTCACTATAACCTTTTATAGAAAGTCGGCAGGGAGAAAGCCCTTCGTAGAAACAACTGGGAGGACGGAAGGGTTGACTGTGAGAACTATAGAGAGTATTCCAATGTTGTTACTTCGATACTTCCATGCTTGGAAGGTAGACAAGAGAAATGCTGAAAGGAGAGCTGAGCATGCCAGACTTGAAGGCTGATGATGAAGGTGGTAGTGCTAAGGGCGCCGATGCTTCAGGCGATAAGGGTGCTGATGAAGACAAGGCGGCCCTAACCAGGGCTGAGTTTGATGAGCTCACCAAGACGGTTGGCACTCTTTCAAAGGCCATGCAGACTGTTGTTAGTGGAATGGAGGATCTGAAAAATCTTGCAATGTCAAGTGATGACGAAGGTGATGATAAAAAGGATGTAAAGAAGGGTAAGGCGAAGCCAAGGATTGGAGATAGCGACTTAGAGCGCCTTCCTCGGTCGAAGTTTTTCGAAATGATTAAGGATGAGATTTCCGAGGCTGTTGAGGGTGTGAAGGGTAGCTTGAATGACCATAAACTAAATACATTCAAGGAGCGCCTTGAGAGGCAGGTTGTAGCAGCTGCAGAGAAGCACAAGGATTTCCTGGAGTGGACAGACGAGATTAGGGCTCTCGCGAAAATCCATCCCTCTCTTGACCCCGAGGAACTATACATTCAAGCGAGAGGGAGGGATCCCGAAAAGGGTAGGGAGTTGGATGAGAAATACAAGAAGATTGATGATGATAAAAAGATTAAAGGAGAATCATACGGCGGAACTCCCCCAGGTTCTGGGAAGGGAAAGAGAAATACAAATATGAGCCGCGAGGAGGCGGCCCAGTCTGCCTGGGAGGAGGTTATGAGAAATGCATCAGATACCGTAATAAAACAGTTGACCACAGTAACGTGAAGCGGTGTAATCTCAGGAGGCTCAAATGGCTATCAACACGCTAAGTGAGGCCCTGGACAATCTTTACACCACGACTTGGCAGAACATGAGGGATAAGGTTGCGGATCAGATCTTCAACGCCACCCCGTTCTGGTTTTGGTTAAAGAAGAACAACAAGTTCAGGACCGTTCGCGGCGGTCGGTTTCTAACCGAACCTCTGCGTTATGCAAAGAGTGATAAAGTTGTATTCATCACGAAGGGTGGAACTGTAACCCTGAACGATACAGAGTTCTTGACGGTCGCCAAGGACGAGTGGCGCTATCTCGTTGACAGCATCGTTCGTTTCTGGGTTGACGATCAGCAGAACAGCGGCCAGCATCAGATTGTTTCGTTGATGAACGCGAAACTTGACAACAGCCGTGACTCTCTGATCGACCAGATCGAAACTTCGCTGTTTGCGAGCGCTGGCACTGCTGAGTTCAATGGCCTTCAGAACCTCGTTGCTGATGACCCCACAACTGGCACAGTTGAGGGGATCAACGCAGCAACCTACTCCTGGTGGCGGAATCAGTTCAAGAACCTTACTGGTCTCTCCTGGTCCGTCAACGGCGTGGATGAGATGAGAACCCTATACAATAGTTGCAGTAAGCATCAGGGCCAGGATACACCTGACATCATCGTTTCTGGTCAGACACCCTATGAATATTACGAGGATAGTGTCATGGATCAGAAGCAGATTGTTAACAAGACTCTCGGCGACGCAGGTTTCTCGAACATTCAGTTCAAGGGCGTCCCGATGGTCTGGTCGCCTGCCTGCGCTAACACGCGCATGTACTTCCTCAACACGAAGTTCCTCACCTTCGTCTATGATCCTGCCTTCAACTTCGAGATGACCGAGTGGAAGACTATCCCGGATCAGGTTAACGATCGTGCGGCGCAGATCGTGTTGGCGGGTAACCTTATGACCTCTCGTCGTAAGGTGCATGGCGTAATCTTCAACATTGATACCGAGTAAGGGGGTGAACTATGGCTGCAAGAGGAATTAAGAAGTTCTTCGTCACCGGCCTTACTGAACTCCGTAAATCAACCGGAGAGGCTGTAGACGACCTTGGTGATATTCGCTTCGAAAACGGCAAAATCTACAAGTATGTCGATTACAATGAAGCGACTATCAGCGCCACGGCAGGTGACGTTGTGGTCTACAAAAGCTCCACAGGGTATGCCGCCAACATGGTTACTGGGGACTACTCTGAAGGTGGGGTTAAGGCCATCGGTGCTGGAGTCATTGGTACTGCAATCTCGACGAGTGAGAGGCGGTACACTTGGATCCAGATCAAAGGCAGGTTCACTGTCAACGTAACGTTGGGTGGAACTGCAACTGATGGCTCGCCTCTAACTGTCATTGGAGCCGCTGACAAGGCGCTAAACCTGATTGGGGCTACCGCTGCTACTGAGAACCAGTCGGGAATTGCTGAGGATGCCAGTGCAAAGGTCTGCATTGCGGACTTCCCCTTCTAAGAAGAGGAGGGACAAATGGCAGCGTATGCACATACTACAACCCTTGACAGGCCTCATGCGACTAAGGTCGGGAGAGAAGGCCTTGGTATGCTGACTGGGAAAAGTGATGTTACTAACTATAACGCAACGCGCCCAGCGAATACTACGATAACAGACCAGTTCGTAACTATCAACAGGGTAGTCGTTGACGGCGTATCCGATAATGGCTATCTCGTGAGATGGAACCCAACTGATAAGCAGTTCATGGCTTATCATATGGGAACAACTGGAGCGACGGTGGCAACTGACCGTTTCCTAGTCGCGGCGAGCGACGATGAGGATATTGGTGAGTTCAACTGGATCGCTATTGGCTTGGTGTAAAGGTGCCCGTCGCTTTCACACCTAAGCAGTTGGAGGACTCGGTCAGGGATATCCTCGCGGGTAGAACTGACCGAGACTCCCAACTTATTGACTACATAAACTTAGCACAGCAACGCATTTGCCGGATGTATGATTGGATTGAGCTCTCCACAACGGAGGAGATCAGCCCGACGTACACCGGCACCGTTGCAACTGATAGGTTTTTTGCCCTGTCAAATATGACGAATAAGAACCCGAAAAAAATATATAGTGTTATAGTGATAGATGGAGCATCATCAAGGAAACTAATTAGGAAGTCGCCGGCGCAATGGGATGAGGTGGCCCCCCAGCCTGAAGCAACCTCAAGGAAGGGGAGGCCCTCCCATTATGTATTGTGGCAGGATAAGATCGAATGGTGGCCTATTCCTGAAACATCGAGGAAGTTTGATGTAAGGTTGATGAAGTGGGCCACGAACCTAACGGCAGGAGTGACAAGTGGGTCATCTGACTTGAAAGAAAAGGATGATGCCATAATTTACCTTGCTGCAGGTATGGCGTTCAACTCGCTTGGCGAATATGAGAAGGGAAAGATGTTCACCGGCTTTGGTACATCCTTGCTCGGTGAGTCCATTGATGAGGAGGCGAGAGAGCCTGGCCTCCTCATAAAGCCTTTGGCAGATGATGAACCTTTGGTCGGTGATTATTGGAAAGACCCGTTTGTGAGTAGGAATCCCTAATGGCCTCCCTGACAGGTAAGACGCCTAAAAACACCTATAAAGACATCCTCCAAGTCTCAAACAGCAACGCTGGCGTTGACGCCACTGTAAGGCAGGTTGAGGATGGGGAGGGGACGGGCTCTGCCATCTATCTCTCAACAGGGCAACTTGCTGTCAAGGATGGAACGGCTGCGACTCCTGCCTTTGCCTTCACTAATGACCCTGACACTGGCCTTTGGCTCAAGTCTGTTGGTAAGATGGAGGCTGTCGTTGGAGGGACTGCCGTTTGGGATATGGCAGGAGCTCGCTTTGGCGCTCCTGATGGGACCGTTGGCACTCCTGGGCTGGGCTTCAAGGATGATACAGACTCGGGGATGTATAGGATAGGTGCTAACAACTTTGCGTTCGCCGCCGCTGGGGCTAAGGTTTGGGAAGTAGATTCAGCTGGGCTTATAACTAAGCCTTTGCAGTGTGCCTTTCTTGCGCGGAGTGGTGCCCTCGCCAATAAGACGGGCAACAACACGAACTATACGGTCGTTTTCGCAACTGAAATCTACGACCAAAACGCCGACTTCGATGCCACTTCAACATTCACCGCTCCTGTCACAGGACGCTACTTGTTAGGTGGCTCGTTTGACATCACGCAGATCGGGGCCTCCAACACGGTTCGCGTGCGAGTGGTGACATCAAACCGCACGATTGATGTTCTCTTAATGGACGCGGCAGCAATCGACGCAGCCGGGGATTTGCGGATCTCTTGGTCACACGGCTTCGACATGGACGCGGCCGATACTGTGACCGTCACACTACTTCTGAATGGCGCTGGCGGTGACACGGTGGATATCACCGAGTCTTACTTCTGGGGCTTCCTAGTCGTCTAAGGAGGACGAAACACTATGGCTCTTACAGTCACCACGTATGTCAGTGATGGAGACCTTGCGATCATCGCCTATGATGTTATCGACCCGGAGGCTTGGTGCCGGGAGGCTCTATCATACGTCATTAGACACAAGATCGAGCAGTGCCAGGAGCGCCTTCTCAATCAAAACGAACAGTTGCTGGGAGACGTGATCCCCAAGGATCGAAGGGAAAGGGCTGCCGCCATCATCGCTGCGCCTGGGTATAGGAGTCGTAAGCAGCGGGATCCTTTGGCAGTGATAGCATAAGATGGCCGCCCTTAAAAAGCTACCGTCTCGCCTCCCTATCGTTCGTCTATATAACACAGATGCCTCATATGCAATCGAAAAGGCTCATGAGGAGATAATCAAAGTTGTCAACGATCATGCGACTGCGTATGATACAAGTTGGAGTACAACGAATGGTGCAACTGTTAAGGCCCATGATGCAGATGGTTCGCTTGCCCATCAAGGTGATGTGCTTGCGTCTTTAATCACAGTCCTCAAAAACAAAGGAGTCTTAGGGTCATGAAGTACCTCCCTTTTTGATTGTGGCCCTCCTTACCTTCACAGGTGTAGCGCGGGCCGAACACCCAGTGAGTGTCGCGTGCACTACCTATGAAAGCCTTAGGGATGTGCTCACGAAAAGATACAACGAACACCCTGTAGGCCACGGCTTAGGACAGGATGCATTTGATCGAAAGAATATCCTGTTCGAGTTGTTTGTTAGCCTCGAGGGGAAGAAGTCATGGACCATGATTGCAGTATTTACCGACCATGCCTGCATGTTCGCCTTCGGAGAGGGGTGGGCTGTAGCGAATAGTGGAGGAGGTGATGGGATTACAATGTATGGCCCAGTGTCCCTTAGTATTAATGTTGAGGGGGGCTGGGAGTTTTTTGTTATGAGCAACAGGGGTAGGATTGTATGGGCATCTGGGGATAAGTGGGAACCAGGGGCTCATATTGCTATTCCTGAAAGGACGAACACCGCAATCTAATGCCAACAACGATCGAACAGCCTGCCGCCTCGGAGGAGCTTCAGTATACTTTCATCCCATCTTTCGCGAAGGGGGTGAATGGTTCCCTTGAGGCTCACCTTATAGATCAAAGCGAGCTGAGCGCTGTCTCAAACCTCAGAAATTTGAAGGGCGCTCTTGAACTCGACTATGGATACACAACGAGAGGGTCAACTGTTAGGGGGAACCCTCGAAATGAAACTCATTTTTTTAAGAAGGATGGTACTGACTTTCTCATTCTCACAACCGACCTAAGCGTTTATGTATGGGACACAACGGAGGATGATTGGCAGTATGTATCGAACGGGACGGATACCACACTTACAGCTGCGGCCTCGGCTGGCGCTACTACTATCACGGTTGCGAGCATTACTGGGTTTGCTGATGGCGAGAGTATTGGTGTCAAACTTGATAGCGGAAAGCAACATAAAACGACTGTCAGTGGATCCCCCTCAGGAAGCACCATCACCCTCGCGGACGCTATCCCGACTGGAGAAGCGGCTGCTATTGGGAACAAGGTCGTCGAGGCGGTCCTCCTCGCGGGAGTAACTGATTCAGGGGTGTACGCAAGGGTCGTCCCTTCACACGATTGGCTCGTTATTGTCAATGGAGTTAATACTCCGAAAAGGTTTGATGGGAGTACATGTATTGACATACCAGGCCTTCCCTCTGGTGTTACAACGTTTGTTGCAAAGTTGGTTGAAGTTTTTCATGGTTATCTCTGCTTTCTAAACGTGATTGAGGATGGGGTTGAGAAGCCACAAAAAATAGTTAGGAGCGATACGGGTGACCCTACTAACCTTTCAAGTGGGAACGCAGGTAGTGATAATCTATTCCAGTCACAAGGGGAAATAAGGGCTGTAAGTACGTTAGGCCCTTACATGATTGTTTATAAAGGAGGGAGGGGTCTGAAAAGCCATAATATAGTAAGGATTGGGCATGTTGGGACAACGGATAAGATATTTCAGATTGACAATGTTGTGGAGAACGCTGGCGCGGTCTCTGGAGGTGCCGTTGTCTCTGTTAATGATGTTGACTATGTTATGGATGTTGATAAAATATATAGGTACAGTGGTGGGTTTGATATTGATATATTGAGTAATAATATAAATCACCTTACATTCATGAATGATGGGGATTTGAACCCTGAGCGCACTGGTAGGGTGTTTGGGATATTTGTTAAGGAGTTGAGAGAGGTTTGGTTTTTTTACCCAACTGGCACTAATGACATTCCAACAAAGGTTGCAAGGTACTCGATTGATAATAAGTCCTTCTTGTTTAGGACATTTTTGAGTGTTGTCGGCGCCTCTAGGTTCACCCCTCTCCAGCCTGACGCTTGGGAGGATTATACAACGAATTGGGAGGACTGGGATCTAGCATGGGGACAAGTCCTTTATGATAAGAACACTGACCATATATTACTGTTTGGAAATAATGCAAGGGTTTACATTTATGACTTTTCACAAACACAAGATAATGGTGCTGATATAGCGTGGAGTTTGGAGACAAAAAACTTTTTCGTGCCGAACAAGCAACTGAGGATTGATAGAGTTGAGTTTAGGGGTAAGGGCACTATTACAGTACAATTTAGTAAGGATGGAGGTAGTACATATACGGCGTTTACTGGGAGTCCATTTTCGTTGGGGTCAACGCTAACAACGAAGAAGATTTTCGGTGGAATAGTGACGGATGAGTTTATGATTAAGTTTAGTGGCACTGGTAGCCCGGCGAATATAGGGTGGGTCGGGTTCAGGGCTAAGGAAGAAAGTACGACGTAATGAGCGAGGGGCAAAACGGGTTACGTTGACCCGTTTAAGGACGTTTTGGAGTAGAGAGAAATGGGCATTTTAGACACGATCTTTGGGAGCAGTCCAAAGACTACTCCCGTTTCACAGTCCGCAATGACAGCCGAGCAACAGGCGTTGCTCAAAGAGCTGATTGCAGGCCTTCAAGGGCCATTCACCCCTCAAGGGTATGCCCCTTTAACAAGTGCCCCATCACCCCTTGAGTCTCTCTCATTGGCAGGGTTAGAGGCACAAGCGGCTGGAGTTCAGAGTGGGGCTGGTGGTGAGGCAACGAAGGCCGCTAGTGGCCACGTTCAGAAATTGTTGTCGCAAGGAACCGGCCTCCCTGATGACTTTGACCAGTTTTTCGAAACAGCAATCGCCGCGCCGTTGAGAAAAGAGTTTACTGAGCGGGTTTTCCCTCAGGCAACGCGAAGGTTCGCGGGGCAATCCTTCGGCTCGGATAGGGAAAGGGTTGAACGAAACCTCATTCAAGATTTGATGGATGAGTTGGCAGGACAAAGGTCAGAGTTGGCGTTTGCCACGACCGAAAGTGCTAAGGATAGAGCATTGCAAGCAGCGGGGATCGCTCCTGAGATAGACCTTGCGGGTGGGGAGTTGGGCGTTATGAGGTCCAACATTCTCTCTCAGGCCCTAAACGCTGGCGCTGTCCCCAGGGGCATTTCTGAAAGGAACTTCCTCGCAGGGCGTGAGGAGTTTATAAGGTTGCAGCAGGAAAAGAAGGATAGGATTAATCAAATCCTTTCCGCCCTTGGCCTCAGTGCTGTTGACACTGGCATTACTGTCCATCCTGGGAGTTCCGGCCTGATAGGGCCTGCTCTTGAGGCGAGCGTGCCTATCATTCTCTCTAAGTTCCTCTAACGATGGAGGTTTAAATGGGCGACCTAACAACTATCAATCTCCCACCTGATCCTCGCACTCCTAATCTTAGGGGGATAGGAGATTTCATATTTCGTATCCTCGAGGGTAGGAAGGCTGAGAAGCAGCTGAGAGAGAGAATGTTGCTCGAAGATGAGTTGATAAGGAATAGGCAGTTGGAAGCAGAAAAGAGGGCTGTTGAGAGAGAGAAGGTTATCAATGAGAGAGAGGCCTCCGAAGGGTTCTTTCAAAATCTTAGGGAGAGGTTAGAGGAAGCGGCTATTTATAGGAGAGGTGTGGAAAGGGAGGAAGAAATCAATGCAAGGGAGAAAAGAGAGGAGGAAGAAAGGAACCTCAGGGAGTTGCAGGAGGAGTTGGCCGGAGAGCAAAGGGGTGTTGAGGCTGCTAGGAAAAGCACTGAAATGATGCAGGAGAGAGAGGCATGGTTGAGGGAGCCCTCCGCTGAAAAGAGGGCTGCTATCGCCATGCTTGAGGGGAGAGGACTTCCAACCGACGAAAAAAACATCAACAAGGCAACGCTTGTAGCGCGCGAGCAGGCCCAGGCTGACTCCCTCGTTATGCAACAGCTTGGAGAGATGAGTGAGACGGGAGTATTTGCCGGATGGAGGAACAACATATTCGGCACGATTGGTAGAAATGCACTGACCCTCACAGAGGATATAATGTTCAACGAGGGCCTGAGTGCTAACAAGGCCGCTGTAAAGGCGATGGAGAGAGCTATCGTTGACTATATAGATAATGTTATCCCAACTGCGTACAATCAACACCCAGCGCTCTTGGTGTCATATCTTGATGCGCAGGACGTTAGGGAGGATGATATAGTCTGGATATTGTCGCAAGTGGCACCTCCAGGAACAAACGTTCCCAACTTCGTTAGGAGGGTTCTGCACCCACAGGTTCTACCCTCCCAAGGGTATAGGTAATGCCCTACTTTAAGCCTGAGCAGTTTGATGAAGGGAGAGAAGATGCGCGGCCCGGCCTCTTTTCTCCTGAGCAATTTGAGGTGCCAACGCGAAGGGGAAAGGGGGCATTATTCTCTCCCGAGCAATTCCAATCTGCTGTCCCAACATGGGACACCAGGGAGCCGGCCGAGGAAGTAAATCTCAAAATATTCCCCTCACCGGGTGAGGCAGTTGAGGATATGGCATCAGGTGTTGAAATATCAATCCTGAGGACGCGGCACGCAAACCTATCAACTAAGCTCCAGCTTTACCTCGATACTGGCGCTGGCCCATTTGGAGAGATCGTATCGCCAACTGAAGCTCTTGATGTAACAAATGAACTCGTTGAAATCGAGTCCCGCCTTTCAAAATTGAGAGATTCCTCACCCGACTCTTTAGTCGGTGGATTTTTAGAATCAATATCGCGCTTCTTCTCCTACTACATAACTCTCGCCGTTGGGGCGAGGGCGGTAGGAGCAAAGATGGGGCCTATGAGTCGAGGCCTAATTCTCGCTCCTGGGGCGGGAATAATGGCCTTCGATGTTGATGAACCCCGTCTTTCTAACCTTATAGAGAGTGCACAGTCACAGTGGGGCGTCAACCTCTCAAATCCTGTTACGCAGTACTTGCAAGCTGACCCTGATGATCCCCAATCCCTAAAATTATTTAAGCAATCAGTCGAGGAGATTTTGTTAAGTGGTGTGGGGGAAGCGGCCGCCCGGACCGTCCTCCTAACGTACTATGGAGCGCGCTCCCTGAAAGCGCGGAGAGTAGTGCAATCAGAGGATACGCTTCCCTCACACTTGACTAAGTTGGAAAATGCTGATGTTGAGGCTTCCGATATTATGGTCGCCATTGTTGATGAGGACGCGGCCATTAGGTTGCAACCCCTTGAGGAGCAGCCTGTCAGGGCTGATGTTAGAGAGAGTGAGATAGTACAGGCAATCAATAAGTTTAGAGATGCCTTAAAGAGTGCAGGTGTTGAACTCTCCCCCGAGGATCTAGCAGCAAAGGAGGGCATGCTTCGGTCCATCCTTGAAGGCCACACGACGTTACAGAGAGCCCCTAAGGGTGAGGGGGTAGGTGCGGCAGTTATTCGAAATATGGAGGGAATGTTAGTA